GTCTGCATTCGACAAGTAGCAACCATATAATTCCCATGATTCAAGAATTGTTGGCTCACTTGCGCCGTTGCCGCCATCTAAGGCTTCCCAACGTGTGACAAATTTATAGTCAATACCACTAGCAGCACTAGCTTGTTCCATAAAGTCGAATTGTTTTTGTAGTTGCTCACCAACACGTTTGCTAACTTCACCAGACGCATCATCACGTAAGGTACAGGTAACAGCGTCCCAAGTTGGTTTGCCTGCTAGATAGACTTTACTGTTATACACTGGAATTGTGATTTCTTCAAAACTTAATGTAGGACGTTTAAAATCCATAACTTGTTTAGTTAACTCAGTACTTGGTTGACTAACACCGAAGTTTTCAAATGTTACGCGAAAGCGGAACTTTAATTTAGGCATTAACAAACCTTGTGCGCTGGCGCTTTGGTTTGTACTTAGCGGTACGGTAAACTTGCTTAATGATGATGTTGCCATCTTAGTATTCCTTTTATATATTTAGCTATTTCTTTGTCTATAACTGGGAGAGTTACCTCTCCCATTATATACATACTTAATTAAACCCCTGCTGCAATGCCACCTGTATTTTTCAAGCGTACTGGAATGTAGATGAATTCAATTGCTTTAACTGGCTCAATCGCAATATCAATATACAATTCATTACGGTCAATACGATCTGGTGTATTGTTACTTGTATCACAAACTACCAAGTAGTCATAGATACCACGTTTAGCAACTACATCATTAAGTACTGATTCAAATGCTTGTTTAACTTGGTTACGTGTAATCGTATCGTTTGGTTCAAATATGAACGGACGAGCAACTTCATCTAATACTTTACGTAAGTACACTACTAAACGAGCAACGTTAATACGATCCATTGCGCTAGTTGATGCTGCGCGAGTTTTTTGACCATAGTTTACTAAGCCAACGCCCGGTAACACTGTAATTGGATTAACTCTTCGTGTATATAATACGTCACGCAAACCAGCAGTAACACCAATGCTACGGAAAGCATTACTATCAGTTGTATCAACATATCCGATCGAGCTAACATTGTCAATTAAGCCACGACGTACACCTGCTGGAGCAAACCAAGGATAGCTAACATTGTCGCTACGAAGAATTGTACGTAACATCATGTGACTTGGGGGAACAACAACACTTTCGCCGCCTAAGTCTGTACCTAAACCGCTCGGATAAAACACACCTAAATATTCACTGTTACTTACTAAACCGTTAATACCATTGTCTGCTGCAAGATTTTGATTACTTGCCCACGATTCAATTTGTGTTGAAGCTGAATTTAATGTCAATGGACTATCACCAATAACAAATGCTGTTTGTTTACGATCGTTATTTAAAGTAATCATGTTACTAATTAACTCTGGATATCCTGGACAAGCAATTAAGTTATATTGTACTTGTTCTTCACGCAAAGCAACACTTGATTCAATCGCAGATTTTAGTGCCTCAACAATAACATTACGAACTGCTTTGTGTCCGAAGTAAGGAACTAGATTTTGATCTACACCGCTATTACTTACCCATGCTGCAACTTCTGTCGGAGGAGAAACCTCATCTCCAAACCAGTTGCTTTCGAAACGTTTAACACCGTAGCCGCTACGACGTGTATTGAATAACAATGCACCACGTGAATATAGCGCAAAATCCGGAGCGTCTGGATCTAAATAATTACTCGATGCTAGATCAACGATACTCGGAATAGCGTCAACAATTGGATTTGTGCTATCGTTTACACCCCATCGCGCATCAGCAAATAATATGCCATCGGTACTAATTTGATCTGTATTATCTATTAATTCCCATGATAATCCAGTATAACGATAAATTACCGGATAGTTTTCTAAATCACTAGTATCAATCCATATCTCACCCGGTTGTAATTGTGCTCCATTTGATTGTGTAGTTGGTTGTGACGCCGATAAAATTGGACCTGCCGGATCTGTCAAACTTAAATTATATCCTCGTGCATCGTTGGCTACGGTTTTGTAACCTTTCCAGTTAGTACCATCATGAATCATAATATCAACCTCAACTGCTGTATTATAATACCATAGTGTACCATCAGCCGGGTTGCTATATGGTGCTGTTGTTGAGACTGTATAAGTTAACGGAGTAAACGGACTAGCCAAGTAAGTAGTACCTGCTGATATTACTTGCATATTGCTGTCATTAGTTAATCCTGCATCTGCTAACGGAGTACCTGATGTTTGTGTAAATTTAATAGTACCACCAGCAAGGTGACTAATGCTAATTGCGCCGGCTGTTGTAACTGATGCAACAATGTTTGGTAAGTTTGCAGCTAAAATATCACCAACTAAACTTGCCGCAGTTGTACCGCTTAGATTAATAGTTGCAGTTTGTGTGTTAGTTGATCCAGGAACACTTACTTCCATAGTAAATGCATCGTTAGCATCAAATACAATTGGGCTTGTTGGTGTTGTACCTGTTATGTTTACTAGACCAGATACATTTTTAACATACGGTTGAAATGTACCAGTTGTTGTACCTAGTGTATCGTAACGTATGTATATCGTACCGACGCCAAGTCCGCCACCACCACCAACTGGATCTAATCCCTGTATTGCTGCAGTATCGCTACTATATAACGGTGCCGCTTGTACTACCCATGAATCTAACAGTGCGTTATAAACTTTAACACCCCAGTTTGCTCCATTTCCTGTTGCCGTTGTTTTAAGCCAAATAGAACCTGTTGGGCGTGGTGTTTGATCGCTGTCTCTCCAAGCTGGTGAGTTACGATATGTATCAAATGCCACTGTTGGGCCGTTGAATGTAACTAAATTTGCATCGGTGCTTGATAATAAACCAAGATCTACGGCTGTATCTACCCCACCAATATCCGATGTGCCACCTTTTTCAACTCGTAGTGTACCTGTTGGTAGAGATAAGTTGCCAGACGCCGAGGCTAAACTATTAATACGTAATTCAAGTTGTCCCACAAGGTTAACTGTTGCTGTAACATTTTTTCCACTCATCGCAGTGTTAATATCAGCAGCAATCGATGATATAGTAGGAGTAGCACCAGTCAACGCAATATTAACATTATTGATGCGCATTTTTCTACCGGTTACAAATGTAGTTGTAGTTGGAGTACCAACTAGCGTCGGCACAGCTTCCATCCAGTCGTCGCTACCAACTAATACCCACGTATTATCGTAACGTTTAAAGTAAATTGGATTTGATGAACTTACTGTATTAACAGCATACGTTCCGATAGCGCCAACAGAGGCTAGTGGAACACTGCCTGATAATTGTGCTGCATCAGTAATTACTGTTGGAGTTTGTAATACAAATCCAGTCTCAGTCCATTCTGTAATTCCCCAATTAGTGCCTGATGTACTTACATCTAACCAATATGCGCCATCAGCGGCATTTCCCGTTGGGCGAATACTTGTACCAGTCAACTCTGATAAGTTAACATCGGCACGCTGAACGTATATTTGATTAGAAACACCTAAAGCACTATATGCTGCAAGTAATCCGTATTCGTTCAATTCATGTGCGTGAATAGGATTGCCGCTTGCGTCAACTTGGAAATTAATGCTACCGAAACCAGTAACTAATTCACGTTGACTTGTGACTTTAATTAGTTTGCCAGCATTTGCTTTAGTTGTGTATGTAGCTGTTGTACCAGCTGGATTTAGTTTGTCTTGGTCTGTAGCCAATAATACATAAGCAACTGTACCAGTTGCGGTTGGTTGGTATTGGCTTTCGTCTATAACGGTAACCGATACGCCTGGGGAAATTAATGATGCCATTTTAGTATCCTTATATTATAATACTTTAAAATATTTATCAGTATTGTCAAAATATAGTCTGTTAAGGAGCCTTTGGCAAAGGTTTGCTATAAATACTGTATGGAATTTCGCCCATTATGTCAGAGTTGTACTAGAAACCCCGCTGCAATTAACTATAAGCGCGATGGTGTAACACATTTTCGAACAAGGTGCAGCGGCTGTATTAGAAAGAATAGAAAATTAGCACCGCAAAAACCAACTTGGATGCTTGCTGGATATAAGAAAAAGCCACACTGCGAAAAATGTGGCTTTAAGGCAAAGTATAAAGAACAACTTAGCGTGTATTATGTCGATGGCAATTTAAAAAATAATTCGCTATTTAATTTAAGAACAATATGCGCCAATTGTCAAATCACCATTGTCAAAGAAGGCTTAGGCTGGACTCAAGGCGATTTGACTCCGGATTTCTGATATAATTAATTCTTCGGTACTAGCATATAATTCATCTATGCTACCATCGTTAGTCACAGTAACATCAAACTTAGTGCCAATCCAAGCATATTCACTTGGGTGTATACCTAATTTATCTAGTTCGCTTTTACCTAGTGCCCATCCAATCTTTTTCATACCAGCGTTTACAGTTTTAGCGGCATTATACCACTCAGGCTCCTCACCGCGTTTAACACGCACCGTTTTACCACCTAAGTTCTTAATCATTTTAATTTCGTTTGGAAAGCGGCAATCTGAGATTACAATGTTTTCATTTGTTTTACGGAGTTTGTTTTCGAGACTTGCTATCCATATATCAGTATGGAAACCCTGGCGACATACTTCTGTGCCCCAGTTTTGTAATACCCAACGTGGTGTTAGGTTTGGCATCTTTAAGCGTTTGGCCCACCATGGATCTACTCGTTCGCGCCAGGCTCTGCCTTCTGCACTGCGCCCTTCAAGTAGTTCACGATCCCATCCAAATACGGTGGCTACAGCATCTTTAAGTGTGCCAGCAAAGCTCTCTCGTTTGAAGCCGTGTTCTGCTACTAAGTAATCTGCGATTGTGTCTTTGCCCGAACCAATGAAGCCTGTTACTGATATAATCATACTATTCCTTTCTGTATATAGTATATTATACTTTTATTCTAAACAGGTGTCAATTATTGATTTAACCAGTAATCCAGGTTAGTGGTGATCCGCCATCTGCGTAACTTGAAATTTCGGCATCTAATTTATCTAACAATGCTTGCCCTTCTGCTTTGAGTGCAGCACCATTTAAACTACCGCCGCCTTGCGGGCCAGCAATAGTAGCAAATTTTTCACGTGCCTGACCTATACTCATCATTACTAGAGCATAAGCATAGTCTTGTATCCACGGGAATACCTGTGGATCATTTAACAACATAGCATCTGGTTTAACGTTGTATACCCATAGTGCAACACTTTCTACCTCAGTAGAATTTGCTCCTTGCCACGGTTGTTTACGTAATATTGTTAATTTTTTAGTTGCTTTGTTAAACGTAAAGTTCATGTAGCCACCAAACATAGTCATTGCTAGCTCTTGATATTGCGTGAACAATTCGTAGTTAGCAAGTCCGCCAACGCGACCTGCTACTAGCATATAAGTGTTTAGGTAACCACTTGCAAATGGTTCGAACTGGCTAGCTGTTGTACCTGTTACACTACCAATACCACGACGGAATATTTGTCTAACGTCCATAATCTCACGTGGCAATATGTATTCTTGTGTTTCTGGTTGTAGGTCTAAAAACGCATAACTTTCTTCTACTGCATTTGAACTGCGTTGACGATAACGTACAAAGGCTTGTTTAATGCCCATGTCGTAGTGTTCTTTGTCTGCTTCAACATCAACAATCTGATCACCTAAACGTAAACGAATATAATCAATAATATCGTTACGTTGTTGATTTTCTGGTATTAACAGAGTTGCATCAAAAGCAATATGCCCAGCACCTGTACCAGTAACTGGATTGTATAAACTGTCTGTGGTTAGACTAAGATTTGCGGTTAAATTACCTGTTGCTGTTGCCATGTGAAATCGTCCTGTTTCGTATATTTAGCACTTACAGGACGACTTTGTTCAGATTATTGTACTTTGAGTAGGATAGTATCAAGGTTGATACGTCCATTAAGTTTAATATCAGTTGCTTTGATATTGTCTAAGAACTTACGCAATTCAATTTTACCTGCGGCTAAGAATTCTTTTAGCTGCACCTCTGGCTTACGTAAAGTTTTTTGTACGCTTTTAGACTCGTTAAAACCTGTTATAGCAGTACCTTTAACGCCAAGTGCGCCACCCATGTCTTCTGCTACATATTTGCCTAGTTTACGTGTCTTAGTATTGTAGACCCAAAGCTCAGTAGCACCAATAATATCTACGGGATTAATTGATACTAGTTTGTTAGCGGTATCGTTTTTAGCATACTTGAGTTTAGCAATAAGTTTTTCTTTTTGTGGAGGCTTGCGCACTGCCGCTTTCTTAGTTGCTTTCTTAACCTGTCCGTACTGTGCGATGCCATCAAACAATCGAGTATAGAAAGCATCATAACGTTTCCAATCTGCCGCTTTCATGTAGGAATATGCTTCTTTCAAGTCTTCATCAACTGTTGACTTAGCTTCTGTAATTTCAGCATAGCGACGTTCGAAGACAGCTTGTATTTTACCTAACATAGCCTGTGGTACGCTTTTACCACTTAGGTATTCGTATGCTTTGGGTTCTACAGTCTTGCCTTCGTACAAACTATCCTCAAGTTCTTCAAAATGTAAGATATGAGTTTTCATAATCTCATTCATACGGTCTTGAATAGTAGGAACCTTAACAGCTGGCTTAGTATTGTCTGTAGCTACTTCAACAACTTTTATATCTGCATCATCTAAAGACAGTGCTTTAGTCACAGCACCAATGATATATTTGATTTCACGTTCACGTAACGGCATACCTTTGCTGTGTGCTTTAATCAGCGCAGGAGCAGTTAAGGGAGTATATCCATCTGTGCTTTTAGCAAAGCGTGTAATAGTTACAGCATCTAGTTTATGGGCAACACCTGCTGTCTGCTTTAACCACTCTACCAAATACTTTTTAAGTTCTTTGCTA